TATAACGGAAGAACTCGAAATATTTGAGTATCAATACACCGCAACTGGGGTTCGCTATTCAGCACCGCAAGGGTTTCACGACGATTGCGTGATGGCGTTAGCGTTGGCGTGGCATCACTACACCCGAAACACAGGGCAAGGCAAGTATATATTCCTATAAGGTACATATTTGTATAAATATCTATTTATAGATATGACATACGAATTAGCAACTCAATTATTTGAGTATAAAGATGGTATCTTATATTGGAAAAAGGGTACAAAAAATACATACAAGGGTAAACCTGTATCTCCTTCTTTGAAAAGAAAGTATTTACAAGTTAAGCATAAGAATAAAGTGTACTATATTCATAGGATTGTATTCCTTTTATGTAATGGTTATTTACCTAAGTATATTGACCATATTAATCAAAATAAACACGATAACCGAATTGAAAATTTAAGAGAATGTAATTATTTTCAAAATATGGCTAATACAAAAGGATGGAAAAGTAAATCATTGCCAAAGGGAGTTTCTAAAAATGGAAATAATTTTAACGCAAGAATTATGTATATGGGTAAACAATATAATCTTGGCACATTTAAATCAATAGAAGAAGCCCAAAATATTTATATTAATAAATCGAAAGAACTATTGAAAGAGTTCAGTCCTTATCATTCTTTTGCATAGCAACAATTAGGGTTTTATCTATTTATGGATATGAATTGGAAAGACATATCCGTATTTCAATGGCAGCAACTTAACGACCTATTCCTTAAATCTAAGGAATTAAATGAGTTAGACCTTGCAATTCAGTCGGCAGCGATTTGTACTCGTATGACCGAGAACGAGATTGATAGCTTGCCTATCGAAGATTTGAACCCTTTACTCAAATCTATTCAGTTCATCCACGAGGAAATCAAACCAGAACCCCAATCTTACATAAAGATAAACGGCAGAAAATATAAGTGCATTTATGACGTGCGTAAGATACCAGCGGCACGTTATATCGAAACAAAGCACTTCAGCCAAGATGTAAACGGAAACCTGCACAAGATTGCTGCCTGTATGGTTATGCCGATGAAGAAAACATTGTGGGGGTGGAAGTTAGACAAGTACGATGCGAGTAGGCACGAGGATTATGCGCAGGATATGCTCGAAGCACCTATCACGGCAATTCTCGGAAGCGTGGTTTTTTTTTATCAAGTATACAGAAATTGGATAAAGAGTTCGAAGGATTATTTGATAGCGGAAATGTCGAAGAAGATGAGCCGTTATCAAGCCGAGGCGGTGTATCAAACTTTATGCGATACTATGGATGGATATACCAAACCGAGCTGGTTGCTGCACTCGAAAAGGTCACGCTGGAACAAGCATATGAAATCCCTACACTTCAATACCTTAATGACCTTGCTTACCTCAAAGCGAAAGGCGAATACGAAGCCGAGCAATTAAAGAAAGTGTATGGCAAAAAGTACTAAACAATTACAAGCCGAACTCTTAAACGAGGGTTTACTCAATCGGTTAGGCGCACAAAAGGAAGATTTATCACGCCTGCCATTGATTGAGCAATTGATGATACAAGCCGCTGCAAACTTTATCATAAAGGTAAAAGAGAACATTGAGGTACTTGGAATTAGCGATACAGGTGCTTTAAGTGATGATATTAGCCAAGGCGAACTAACAAAGCAGGGTGGCACGTACTCAATCTCATTAGGTTACCCACGAGGCTCAAAGGCTGCTAAATACTATGACTTTGTAAACAAAGGGGTAAAGGGAGTTAAATCGGGCGCACCGAACTCGCCTTATTCATTTAAGAACTTAGGGGTTAGCAGAAACTTTCAAGAAAATATCTTTTCGTGGGTTAAGCGCAACAACGTAAAAGGCGATGTTGCTATAACCAGAAGGCAAGCTAAGAGGCAATCGCTATCTAAGATGGTTGACCAAGCTAAAAACCAAAAGAGTTTAGCGTATGCGATAGCCGTAGGCATAAAAAAGAAAGGATTGAGAAAGACAGGATATTTTGATAACGCAGTTAATACAATATTCGGGGATGACTTTGCAACGGCAGTAGGTAAAATATTAGGACAAGATTTAAGAATAATAATAAGGCAAGATGGCAATAACAATCAATAGCGCACCCGCAAATTATAGTTCGCTACATAGCGCACTTTACTTTGTAGTAAGTTCAACCAATAGCGCACAAACTAACTTTAAGTTCGTGTGCGATGTTTACGTAAACGGAAACTTAGTAACAAGGCTCAAATCATTCCCTCAACCGAGTTCATCAAAGGGAATATTCAACGTAGCACCGATAGTAAGAAACTATTGGAACTCTTATTTCAAGCCAAGCAGTAGCGCAATATCATATACAGGCAACGATATTTACGTTGAATACGAAGTTAAGTTTGGCGAGGAATATAGTGGCACAACTTATACAAACTTAGAAGAACAAAGCGCATTCGCTTACAACTACGTTCAAGATTTCCTTTACAATCCCACTTCGGATGCTTTCCTTTCGCCATCGAGATACGACACCTCTTATGCTGGCTTTTACCTAACCAATAGGGATAAGACACAAGTTACCTTTCCTGCAAGTTTAATCAGCACGGGTAGATTGTTCACTTCGTTTTTGAGTGATGCCGAGAACACGGCAAAGAACCTTTCGTTAGACATTACCAGAGTAAACGGAGCGACAAGCACCAACTTTACAGGCTCTACGCAATCGTGGGAAGATTTTGCATTGTTGAATATTTCCCCCGCTGCTATTAACGCTTATTTGGGTAGTGAAGTAATTACAGATGCTACTACTTATTACGATGTGAAAGCAAAGATTGCAGGTGTGCAAACCGATGTAATGCGTGTAACTTTTAAATGCACGCAAAACGATGTTATTCCTTTGCACTTTCTTAACTCGGTAGGTGGATATGAAACATTCCACTTCACATTGGTTAATCGACAAAACAGAACCATAGAAAGAAAATCTTTTCAAGCCTTACAATACGAATACGAAGCAGCAACAACGGCTATGGATATGGTAGATGCCTATGGCAAACTATATGGCGGTATGATACCTTTTACAACTCAACAAAGAGTAACCTACAAACTCATTAGTGATTGGGTAAACTTTACCGATTACAATTGGCTAAAAGAGTTAATCGCATCGCCAGAGGTCTATATGGAAAGGAACAATCAGTTCGTTCCGGTAATGATTGCAACAACCAATTGGGCAGAGAAGAAACGCTTTGCCGACAAGACCTTTAACTTAGAATTAGATATTGATTTGGCTTATCAAGTTAATTCACAATACCGATGATATCAACTGAGATTTACATAGAGAATGTTAGGTTAGATTTAAGTAAAGATTTATCAAGCGAGTTCACATACGCTATCGATGATATACAAGATTTTGCTGCACGCAATACAAGTTTTTCAAAAACAATCATACTTCCTGGCAATGCAGTTAACAACAAATTATTCGGTCATATATTCGAATTTAATAACGCTAACTTCTATAACCCAAGCCAAGATAATGTGGGTTACAACTACAACGCATCAAAGGCGGCTGATTGTGTTATCTATGTAGACAAAATACAAGTTTTCAAAGGAATTATCCGATTATTAGAAATAACAATCGATAGAGGTAGCATAGAATACGAGTGTGTAGTTTTTGGGGAATTGGGTGGTTTTGTAACGGCTTTGAATAATCATAGGTTACAAGATTTAGATTTTTCACAATACGACCATTCTTGGACACACGAGAACATCACGGCAAGTTGGGAGCAAGCATCGGGAAGCACGGCAAGCGGAATGGGTTATTACTATCCGTTAATTGATTACGGGCAAGTAAGTACAAATAAAAAGCATTGGAGTTACAAAGCGTTTCGACCTGCTCTCTTTGTTAGGGAGTATATGGATAAGATTATCACTAATGCTGGGTACACTTGGGAAAGCGACTTCTTTAATTCAAATTTATTCAAGCGGTTAGTTATCCCAAATAATCAAAAATATTTAGGTAACTATTCCGATATTTCTTTTTACGGAACATTCGAAAACATACAACGTAGCTATTCAGGTTTTCCCACGGCAAGACCTTTATTGGCTATTTACGATGTAATCAATTCGGGTTTCTTTACTTTAAGTAACGGATTAACAAGGTTTACCTATACAGGCTCTCAAAGTTTAACCATAGCTTTCGAGTGGAGTATTATTGGCGAAGCCGATGATAGAGCCAATATAACAGTATTGAAAAATGGTGTCGATTCTGGTGCGGTAGTGTCTTTTGAGAATGAGTTTGATATTCAAGATTTCCTTACCACGTATGTAACATTAGCGCAAAACGATTACATAGAATTTCGATTAGGTTGGGATGGTTGGAGTACAGGCGGTTCGTTTAATTTAACAACGCAGCAATTCGAAGTTAAAATGCGCACCTCAAGTACGCAAGCAGTACCGCTGGTTTATGGGGAAGATATCATTATCAACAACTCTATTCCTCGTGGTGTTTTTCAAAGAGATTTTGTTAGTTCGATTGTTAAAATGTTTAACCTCTATATCGTAGAAGATACGACCAGAGAAAAGCATCTTAAAATCACTCCTTACATTGACTTTTATACGACAACGGCAAACTTCTTACAAGTAAACGACTTAGAAGAAGAACTTAAAATTGATGATACCTTTTTGCTTTTGTTGGATGACTATTCGGCATCGCATATTGATTGGAGTTACAAAATTGATAGGAACAAGCCGTTCAAGTTAAAACCGATGTCGGAATTAAACGGAAGGTTTTTTGAATTTAAGTACAAACAAGATGCGGATTATTACAACGAAGATTACAACAAAAAATACGCACAAGGTTACGGTGACCATATCGAAGATACAGGATATGAGTTTGCCAATGATAAACAAACTACCGAACTCGTTTTTGCTGCAACACCTCTATTAAGCTATTCGGGCGATGATAAGGTTTATCCGACTATCTTTAAGCGCAGTAACACGCAAAACGCTAATTCCGAAGATTTGATTGAAAGTGTTATCCGTATTATGCAAGTGCATAAGGTAACAGGTGTTTCGAATTGGGATTTGAAAGGCGATACAGGTAATCTTGTAAACAACCTTACTTACTATGGTTATGGTGGGCATTTGAACGACCCCGATGTGCCTACTGCTGATATTAACTTCGGAGTACCGAAAGAAATATTTTTTGATTTGGCTGCTGGGTATCCGACCGCTAATTTGTATAACGCTTTTTGGAGTGATTACATAGCTGAGATTACGGATAAAGATTCGAAGCTATTAACCTGTTCCGTGTATCTAAAACTAACGGATATTTATAGCCTTGATTTTAGCAAACTAATTTATATCGATGGTGCTTTGTGGCGATTAAATAAAGTGATTGACTTTAACCCATCCGCACCCGATTCTACAAAATGTGAATTTTTAAAAGTAATTGAATTAACATACGCATAATGGCACAAGAAACAGTAGGAATAAAAATACAAGTCGATAGTGGTCAAGCAACGCAATCTGTTGGTTCGCTTAAACAACAATTAAGGGAAGCACAAAAGGAAGTAACAGAACTTTCTGCAAAGTTTGGTGCTACCTCACAACAAGCCGTTGAAGCAGCAAAGAAGGCAGCCGAATTAAAAGATGCGATTGGGGATGCTAAAAGTTTAACCGATGCATTTAATCCAGATGCTAAATTTAGAGCGTTCACTTCAACACTTGCGGGTGTTGCTGGTGGCTTTGCAGCCGTGCAAGGTGCATTAGGATTAGTAGGAGTAGAAAGCGACAAAGTAGAAAAGACCTTATTAAAGGTTCAATCTGCAATGGCTATATCACAAGGCTTGCAAACTATTGGCGAAAGCATTGATAGCTTTAAACAACTTGGTGCGGTAATTCGTAACGTAAACATATTTCAAAAAGCCTATAACGCTGCGACTATTGCCGCAACCGCTATACAAAGAGCATTTGGGGTAGCCGTAGTTACAACAAGTACCGCTTTTAAAGCCTTGCGTGCGGCTATTATTACAACAGGTATCGGTGCGCTTGTTGTAGGTATTGGGTTATTGATTAACAAAATAATCGAATGGAATGAAAGTAGCAAAGCTGCCGCAGATGCACAAAAAGCTTTAGCAAAAGAAATCGAAAATCAAAATGATGTTATCGATGTACAGATTGCAAAACTCGAAGCATTAGGTGGTAAAGAAGATGAAATCTACTCTAAAAGGGTTGAGCGAATACAAAATGAATTAAGGCTAACAACGGAAAAACTAAAAAAAGGCGAAGAATTAACAGATGAAGAAGTTAAGCAACGAATTAAGTTGGCTTCGCAATTAGAAGTTTTAGATATACAAGAACAAAAAAGAAAAGATAAAGTTGCAGAAGAAGCAGCCAAAAGAGTAGAAGAAGCAAGAAAAAAAGCTGCCGATGAAGCATTAAAAAAACAACAAGAAGATGCAGCCTTAGAAGATGCAATCGAACAAAGAAGAATTGAAAGGCTAAAGGAACGAATTGATGCAGCGGATGCGATATTAAATATCTTAGATAAAAAAGATGAAGAAAGAAAAAAGCTGCAAGAGGAAAAGGAAAAGGAAAGAATAGAGCGTGAAAAACAACTATTAAATGAGCGTGTTCAAAACAATATAGATGCTTTAAATCTACAAATACAAAACACGCAAAATGCAAATGCTGAAATTGTAAGAAATGATGAAGAAGCGGCACAAAGAAGAATTGATATACAAAACGGATATATTGATTTATCAAGCAATTTGGCTGGATTGTTACGAAATGTAGCAGGACAGAATAAGGCATTACAAATCGCCGCCATAGTTGCTGAACAAGCTGGCTCTATTGCTCGTATCGTTTCTAATACCGCAGTAGCAAACGCAAAGGCTGCCGCTGCAACACCACTTACCGCAGGACAACCATTTGTAGGTATTAACACGGCTTCTGCTGCTATATCTATTGCTTCAACAATTGCCGCTGCTGCAAAAGGTATTCAACAAATTAAAGGTTCGGGTCAAAGCGTTGGTGGTGCTTCTACAATACCGCGCGGTTCTGCTGGTGCGCCAATATCGCCCGAACCACCATTAGTAAACACAAGAACACAATTAGATGCTGCAACAATCCAACAAATGGGTAGCGCAACAAATAGAGCCTATGTTGTTGAGAGTGATGTAACTAACTCACAAGAAAGAATACGCAGGATTAACAGAGCTGCAAGATTAGCCTAAAATTCTATTTAAGATTATGGAAAAAGAATTACCGATATACAGATTAGACATAAGCGAGGATATGGATAGCAACGTAGAAGTTGACTTCGTTGCCTTAGTAGATAGACCAGCTATTGAGAAAGCATTTTTAGCTTTCCAAGATAGTTATTCGGATTATCCCGATGCCGTTAAAAACAATGCTCAAAACGCATTAGATTGGGCAGAGGAAAACGGATGGGGTTCGTGCGGTACACCCGTAGGAAAACAACGAGCCAACCAATTAGCTAATGGCGAGCCTATCAGCGTGGAAACCATCAAGCGTATGTACTCGTTTCTTTCCAGACACAAAGAGAATGCGGAAAGTTCTAAAGGCTATGGCGATGGGTGCGGTCAATTGATGTACGATGCGTGGGGTGGTGCAAGTGCTTTAAGTTGGGCAGAAAGCAAACTCAAACAAATAGAAAGGCAAAGTTTTGCTATACAAGATGAAGAAGAAAGGATTATCACGGGTGCTTTGATGCTTGCCGACACTCCTATTTATCGTAACGATGGCAATGGCGAGTACTACGTTGTTTTTAGCAAAGACACTATCAAGAAGATTGCTCAAAAATATTTCAAGAAAGGTTACCAGAATAACGTAAATTTGATGCACGATAGCGGGCAAGTGATGGATGGGGTAACGATGTTTGAGAGTTGGATAGTAGATGAGAAAAGGGGTATCAAACCGATGAAAGGTTTTGAAGATGTAAAAGAGGGTTCTTGGTTTGGTTCTTTTAAGGTTGAGAATGAGGAAGTTTGGAATATGATAAAAGAGGGCAAGGTAAAAGGGTTTTCGGTTGAGGGGATATTTAATTACTCTAAACCGCAGACAATTGAGGAACAAATGATGTCGGATATCATAGAAATCTTAAAGCAAGTAGATTAGGTTTTTCATAGTTTGGTTTTATGAAAGGGGGTGTTTCTACACTCCCTTTTTTTGTCTATATGGTAATTTGCAATGTTTGTAACTATTTATGAATAAATTTTATGACTGCACAAGAAGCACTTTTAAAAATCAAGGCGATGTTTGCCGAGGCTCAACCCGAGGTAGCTGCCGTTGCTCTTGCCGAGTATGTACTCGAAGGTGGAGCAAAAGTAATGATTGATAAACTTGAACTTGGCGGTAAGGTTTCTATTGTTGATGAATCTGGTAATGAAATGTCTTCACCTGCTGGCGAACACAAACTTGCCGATGGTACAGTTATCACGCTGGATGAAAACGCAACAATCGTAGAAATCGAAAGCCCCGAAGTTCCTGTTGAAGAACCCGTAAACGAGGTAGAACTTTTGAAAAAGAAGGTTGCCGAAATGGAGGCACAACTCGCTGACTACGGAAAGAAAAAAGAAGATGAAAAAGCTATGATGGCTGAGCAATCTGCTAAGTTTTCACAAGCTATTCAAGAACTTACTGATGTAGTTATCGAACTGACTAAAACTCCTTCGGTTGAACCTACACAACCTAAAGAGGCTTTCAACAAGCACATCGAAAGCAAGAACGACAAGATATCACGTTTTCTCAATTTGTACACTAAGAAATAATTTTTCAAACAATTAAAATTCAATAAAAATGGCTTTTGACGTATCAGCATTAGCAAACTATACCAAAGAGAACGAAGCTCTTTTGGTAACTTCTTCCGTACTCGGAAGTAAAACCGCTACTTTGATTAAAGACCAAGGTAACGTAATGGTAGGTGTAAAATCTGCCGAGACAATCAACATTATGGATACTGACGCTATCTTCCAAAGCGGTTCATCTTGCGGCTTTAACGCTTCAGGTACTACCACTTTCACTCAGCGTACTGTAACCGTAGGTAAGATTAAAGTAAACGAATCTCTTTGCCCTAAAGACCTCGAAGCAAAATATTTGCAGAAGGCTCTGCCTGAGGGAAGCCGTTACGATTCAATCGCTTTCGCTGCCGATTATACCGACAAGAAGGCTGCTCGTATCGCTGCTCAACTTGAAACTGCCATCTGGCAAGGTGCTACTGGCTCTGCCAACGTAAACCTTAACAAGTTCCAAGGTCTGGTAACTTTGATTGGTACTTCTGCCGTTGAAGCTAACAACGCAACTTACTATGGTGGTACTGCAACCGCTATCACTACTGCTAACGTAGTAGCTATCTTCGATGCTCTTTACAAGGCAATCCCTGCCCAAGTAGTTAGCAAAGATGATATGACTATCTGGTGTGGTCAAGACGTGTTCCGTACTTACACTATCGCATTGAAGAACGCTAATATGTTCAACTATGCTTTTGATGGTAAGGCTGATAGCGAGTTCTTCCTGCCTGGCACACCTATCAAGGTTGTTGCTACTCCAGGATTGAATGGTGTAAATAAAATTTATGCCATCCGTTTGAGCAATATGTTCCTCGGAACTGACCTGCTCAATGAAGAAGAAAGATTCGAACTGTTCTATGCCAAAGAGGCTGACCAAGTTCGTTTCGTAAGCGAGTTCAAGATGGGCGTTAACGTAGCCTTCTTGGATGAGATTGCTTCTTTCATCATCTAATTTAAAAGTGGGTAATCTTTCGGGGTTACCCACTCTTAATAACTTTAAAAAATTTTTAATATGCCTTGTGCTTTAACTCAGGGATACACACTCGATTGCAAGGATAGTTTAGGCGGTATCAAAGCTATGTGGGTTATCAATCACGCTAACGTGACTGCGGTAACCGAGGCTTCTGGTATCGTTTCTGCTATTACTAAGGCAGCGGGTAAGGTATTCTACAAATATGAGTTAGTTAAAAACACGGGTTCGCTGACTGAAACCATTACCACTTCCGTTGAGAATGGTACTGTGTTTTATGCACAAGAACTTTCGATTGTTCTTAACAAACTCCAAGCAAATACTCGTAATGAGATTCTGCTCCTTGCTCAATCAACTCTTATGGTGGTTGTTCAAGATGCTAACGACAAATATTGGTTGTTAGGTCGCTTTACAGGTCTTGATGTTACAGGCGGTACGTCTGCAACAGGAACTGCTCAGGGCGATAGAAATGGTTACACGCTGACGTTTACAGGTGGCGAGAAGCAACTTGCCCCCGAAGTCAATAGCGGTATCATTGCAGGTCTTACTTCCTAATGCTTTCGTAGTTCGTAATAGGTAGGTAGATTAGAGCCATCCCTTTCGGGGTGGCTTTTTTTTGGTAAAATCTCACTCAAATTCTATTTAGTGTTATGATATATCTCACAAAGGGGCAAACGAACTCTATCATATTGACCTTAAAGGAAAAACAAACCTTAACAAACCCGAACTATCTTTTTGTGTTTACACATAGGGGTAGCAATATTGTAAGAAGTTTTGTTTTATTGCAGGCGGCTAATATCTCGGCTCATAAGGATAGATACGATGAGTTTTCTATTGTTACGAACACATATTTTACGGGTTATGATAGTGGCGAGTGGGAATACGAGATTTACCAGCAAACCTCAACTACGAACACAAACCCTGCATTAGCCACGAGTAAATTAGAAACGGGCATTATGCGCTTGAACGAGGCTACCTCATTTAGCTTTACGACATACGAACCAAATAATACATTTATAGTACGATGATGGATAATTTAGTAATATTAAGTTTTGCCGAGGCAAAGCAACCCGAATATCGGGAAAGAAAAGGGCAAGGATATATCGAGTTTGGCGAGCGTAACGATTACCCAAGCTACCTGCTTAGTTTATACAACAAGAGCGCAAAGCATAACGCAATTGTGCGTGGTAAGGTAAACTACATTACGGGTAATGGATGGGCAACAAAAGAAGAAGATGCCGCTGCGGAAGCGTTTATCCAAAAGCCTAATCAGTACGAAACCTTAACCGATTTAACTCGTAAGGTGTCTATTGATATTGAACTTTTCGGGGGTGCTTATTTAGAAGTTATTTGGAGTAAAGTAGGCGAAAGGATTGCAAGTTTATCACACATTGACTATACAAAGATTCGTTCTAATAAAGACAATACGCAGTTTTGGTATAAAAGCAATTGGCAAGATAGAAAAGAAGAAGTCGAGGTTATTGCTGCTTACAATACAGGAAACAAAGTAGGCAAGCAAATTCTTTACATAAAAGAATATCGCCCAGGATTAGATACGTACGCACTTCCGTCTTATATGGGTGCGTTGAATTACATTGAGAGTGATGTTGAGGTTTCTCGCCACGTTTTAGGTAACGCACAAACAGGTTTTAGTGCAAGTAAGTTAATCACTCTACCAAATGGCGAGCCTTCGCCCGATGAAAAGAGAAATATCGAAAGAAGATTTACCGATAGGTTTTCGGGTTCGGATGGTAAGAAGTTTATTCTTTCTTTTGTTAGTGATATTGCTAAAAAGCCAGCCGTTGAAGATTTGGGTGCTTCCGATTTGACTAAGGAAGATTTTAACCAAGTCGATAAGATGATTCAGCAAAACATTTTTGCAGGGCATCAAATTACCACTCCATCTTTGTTTGGTGTATTGGTTGAGGGTTCACTCGGTACTCGTTCCGAAATTCGTGATGGCTACGAGGTGTTCAAGAATACGTATGTAAACGATAAGCAACAATTTTTAGAGGCTATCTTTAATAAGTTAGCTAAGATAAATGGTGTAACAAGCGACCTGTATATTAAACCCGTTGAGCCGATTAGCTTTGAGTTCAGCGAGGCTATCATTGCTGCTAACGCACCGAAAGAGTGGATACTTGAAAAGATTGGTATTGATGCAAGCCAATATACAAACGTAGTTACTCCAGAGCCTACGCAAGCAATGGTAAATGAGCATTTGAAAGGAATGAAAGGTCGGGAATGGCAGAACTTTCAACGTATAATCCGTGAGTACAACAAAGGCAAGATAAGCCGTGAGCAAGCCGTTTCGATGTTAAAGCAAGGCTATGGTTTAGATGATGATGCCGTTACCACTTGGTTAGGGGATGAAAGCTACGAGCAAAGATTCGATGACTTAGAAACAACGTTGAATGTTTTTGGTCAGTTTGGCGAAGATTCACATAGCTATAAGGTGGTATCTCGTAAAAAAATGTTCTCAGGCGATTTAGAAACGCAAGAATTGGCTTTCCGTGATGAAGTGATAGATGATACCCTTGATAAGAAAATACTCGATACAATAGCCAAGAATAAGCGCATACCGCCCGAAGATATCGCTAAGGCATTAGAGATAGAGGAAGATGAGGTTATCAATCGAATAAACAAATTGGTTGCTTTAGACATTTTGGAGTACAATGCCGAAACGAGGATTAGTAAGTTATTGAAACCATTGAATAAGATTTTAGATGAACCTTTAAAGAGAACTTTTTTGGTTCGCTATGAATATTCGTGGGATTATTTAAGAACAACGGCAGCCGATAGAAATATTACGACCTCACGACCTTTTTGCCAAAAGCTAATGAGTATGAATAAGGTTTATACTCGTGGCGAGATTCAGCAAATATCGGCTCGCTTAGGATACGATGTTTTTGCCCGTGCAGGTGGATGGTGGACAATCCCGAACACAGGCATTCATTCCCCTAAATGTAGGCACACTTGGAACGCAGTAGTAGTAGTTAAAAAATAAACAATGAGCAGGAACATATTATTTATTTCAGTAGATACCATAAAGGATAGAACGGGTTTGCATTTCAATACTGATGAAAAGTTAGTAAACCCAGAGATTTTGACCGCACAAGATATGTATATCTTGCCAGCACTCGGAACGGCTTTATACGAAAGGTTGCAAGATGGAATACAAAACAATAACCTCACGCAAGTAGAAAGTAATCTTTTAGATGTTTACATTGCACCTACGTTGGTGTATTATGTAATGAGCGAACTGCCTATGGGGTTGAGTTATCAGTTCTACAATAAGGGATTGATAAGAAAATCAGGCGAAGGACAAGAGAACCCAAGTGCTGCCGAGTTGATTGATGTAGCCGATAGATATAAGGTAAGAGCCGAGTTCTACAAACAAAGATTGGTTAAATACCTTTTGGATAGAAGCGGTTTTAATACGTTCCCCGAATACAATAACCCAGGCTCTACGTACGATACAATCATTCCCGAAAGGCAAGCCTATACTACTTCGATTTGGTTAGGCGATGATGATAATTGCAAGGGGATGACCTTTGAAGAAAAATATCAAGGTAACATAAATCGTTGTTGTGGCGAATAAAACTTACTCGTTAAAAAATCAAAAGAAGCTAAAAATCTTCTTACAAAAACAAGAGAATGACACTAAACCAAGTGGTAGCCACGATAACAAATCTGGCGAGCGCACACGAGCAGATAAAAAGCGTGTACTTCGGGGAAATAAGTGATTACCTTTCTAGAGGTACGGAAAACATTTACCCATCCTTGTTCTTTGATTTAACAGGCGGGCAAATACAAGAAAAGAGTGTCGTGCTTAATTTCTCGTTGTATTTCTTTGATAGGATGCTACCTGAGGACACGAACGAAACCGAGGTATTGAGCGACCAATTAGAAATCTGCCAAGATATCATCGCACAACTTAGATACCACAATTTCGAGTTCGATGAAGGGTTGAATGCAACCTTGACTTTCTTTACCGAAGATACCCCTGACTTGTTGGCTGGTGTGAGAGCCGATATTACCCTTGATTTACCTTATACGGCAAATCGTTGTGTTGTGCCTACTACGTTCCAATACCCTGCATAATTCTATTTAATAAAAAGATATGGCTAATAAGAAGATAAGCGAATTAACGACACGAACCCCAAGTTTAAGTGATTTAATGTTGGTGGGTGACCCTTCATCGGGTTACTCTTTTAAGTGTACTGTTACTGCGCTGGCTACGATTATCGAAACCGATATTGCGGATGGATATGTTACATTAGGAACTGCGCAAACCATTAGCGGTGCGAAGACCTTTTCTAATAACCTTACTTTAACGAGTGTTTCCAATGCTGGCATAGATACGGATAAGTTCCTTGTTTTAAGTGGTAGCAATGTTGTAAATTTTAGAACGGGTGCTGAGGTACTTTCCGATATTGGTGCGCAAGCCGCATTAACCAATCCTATCACGGGTACAGGCACATCTGGTCAGGTGTCCTATTTTAATGGCACTAATAGTATCACATCTTCCCCTACATTCGCCTTTACACCTACCTCACAATTATTAGTAAATAACTCTGTTACTGCTGCAAGTGCTATTGCGAGGGGAATAAATGCCACTCCTACCTTAACTGCTGCTGCTAATAACGATGTTCTTGTTGGGTTAGACATCAACCCCACTTTTACGAACGGAGCATTTACTGGGGTTGGTAATTATGGATTGAGAGTTCAAAATGGAGATGTTGTATTTTCAAATCAGTTCGGAGTTTATATTACAGGAGTAAATAAGGGATTGTGGGGAAATTTAACAAGAACAATAGGATTATTCTACAATTCAAATGGGGATATTCTTTTAAGAACAAATAACATTGATAGTCGTTTTAGTGTTCTTAATAATGGCAATATTCTTATTGGAACTAATACCGATGCAGGCTTTAGGCTCGATGTAAATGGTACTGCAAGGGTGAGTGAAATAACTACAACTAATAGTGGTACTAATAATATAAATTTTTTTATTGCTCAAAATAGTTCGTTTACTTATAAACTAACATTAAGAGCAGTAAATAATGTATTTGGTTTAGGAAATGTACAAGGTATGCAAGGATTTGCAGGTGGTAGTACATTAGGAGGTTATTATATTAATGATGCAGGTGTAATGACAACAGCTTCAGCTACTCGTTCTGTAATAACAAGTTATGGCGGTAACACATTTAATATTTTTGCGGGTACATACACATTTGGCAATTTAAACGCTCAAGCACCGGGTAATAATGATGCATCCGGACAATGTATATTAAATTCAGTTTTAAATAATACATTTACAACAGGAATAGCTCAAACATTTAATTCTGTATTAATTAATCCAAGTTTAACAACAGTTGCAACTGGTCAGCCTTTTAAAATTAGAGGTATTTATTATTCTCCAACTACTGTTAATATTGCCTCGTTTCAACATATAGCATTTGAAAGTGTTAGTGGCGATGTCTTATTATGCACAACAAGTGGTAACGTAGCAATAGGAACATCTACTTTAGCAACTGCAACAGAACTTACTTTAGGTGGTAGTCAAACTGCATCAAGTGCAATAGCAAGAGGTGGATTAATAAACACTACCTTAGTAGCAGCAGCAAACAATGATGTATTAGTAGGATTGGATATTGACCCAACATTCACCGCAGGTGCTTTTACAGGTACAAATAGATATGTATTAAGAACTAACGCTCCGTATGTATCACTACAAAATCCACAAGTAAGATTTTCTTCAGCAACAACTGCATCAGCTTTTGAATTGGTTAGATTTTCAGGAGTTACAGAATCTCATAAATTTCAATTTATTACGGGGTATAACGGACCACAATTAGAGTTATTTGCTCAATCAACTTCCGGTGGAACGTATGATGTAAATGTAATGTCATTTTTTAGAAATGGTAATATAGTAATAAATTCTACCGCAGACGCAGGATTCAAGCTCGATGTAAATGGTACTGCTAGAGTGCAGGGGACAGCAACAATTACTCCGGCAGCAAATACCTCTGCATTAGTCTCTAGCG